CATTACCGGATCCCATTTGAGGAGGGAGCATTCTACATCAGCATAAACGCCGATTCTCGGGTGCTTTATAGGCACGGAATCATAGATAAAAAGCGGTTCCAGATGCCGATACTGAGAGAATTCCTGCGTATCGCCCAACATGATAAAATCCACGTCCAGAGAAATCTCAGGAACGGCGCACCCGGATTCAAATTTTGCTATGGTCTGATCAACCATACGCGCGCGGGCGAGCGTGGTGGTAACATCGTCGTTAACCTTGCAGTCGGTGCATTCAAGCGACAGGATTTTAGGGACAGCATAAGCGGCGGCAGCGTTGGAATAAATAACGTCCTTCTGTTTGCCGGAACCGAAATAATACCCGGCCGGCAGGCTTTCGGAGCCTGCAAGATATAGCGGTTCTCCGGATTTCGTTTGCCCTCGGGGCCGAATGGCCGAAGCTACTTTGGCCGTGTTCACCGTGCATTTAACGCCGGTCATGTTTTTCTGATATTCGATAGTAAGGCCGCGCTTCATGCCGGCTTTTCTGAGGATATAGATATCATCGTCGTCGCAGATGACCTGCCCGCCCCACCGGGCTGCAATGCCTTCTGAAGGGTCGATCAGCGCCTGTATGGGATTCATATCCCGGAAATCTACGGCGGTTCTGCTGTCGCCGATATCAGTAAACGCCTCAAAAACATGCTCCTCTATGCAGTTATTCAGCAGCCCGTTTAACGCCTGTTGACAGGTAAGCGCACCTGTATTCCTGTAAGTACTGAGGTTCCCCAAAAGGTCATATACTTTTCTGCGGGCTCGGACAGTAATATTCCTTTCATTCGGGCCGTCAGAGGGGATCACTTCGTAAATCCTGAAAAGCTGCTGGCGAATGGCATAGCTGGGCTCTGCAGTTTCAAGGCCTGCCTGCGTCGGAGGTACGGTTTCCCGTATCTCAAATTCCAGCCCGCCGAAATCCATCCAACCGGAATATTTGCCGGTTTTTACCTTGTACCGCTCGATTCCCTTGGAAACGACAGTGACTTTTGTACCGACGGAAAGCAGCTTTTTCTTTTTGCCTTCTGTGGCTTTGCTGTAAATATAGCGTTGGGCCTTGGTGGCAGTGTTGGATACTTTCCATTTTTCTACGGTGGTCACATATGCGCCATTTTCGATTTCGGGAGCGAGGCGCACAGGGACCATCATTTTCAGGATCACGCCATCCTGCAGGGCCATCCATTTCCCATATTCATCGATAGGATGAACCATCGTAAATTCGCCAAATTCGCCGCCCTGAATTTCAAATTCCGTGTCCTGCGGCATCAGCGCGCCTACAAGGCCGATGCTGGAATAATCATCGGCATCAGGGGCGTAGGCGTAAATATGGCCCATTAGTTCCACCTCCAGTAGGGGATCATGACGATCTTATCCGCCGAGCCTGACCAGCTAATGGCATTTATGCCCGGAACCAACTCAGGCCATAAATCATCGTCATTTACGACGGTGACTTTCAACGACTGGTTTTCTCCATCCTTAAACGCCATTTTTGCATCCATATCGACGGTGATATAGCCATCAACATCGGAAAGCAGCAGAGTGTTCCCGCCGATCATCAGATTAATATCGCCGGTCCCATACACGGTAACCAGCGGATGCGCGGGCACGTTGCCGGGGTTTTCGATTAAAGTTGAATCGGTAATGTCCGGCAGCGGTTCGGCCCCGGCCAGTGAATATTTATAGGGCTGGCAGGAAAATTCCACATCTACGCCGTCATAAATATTCCCATCGAGGACAAACCGGGGGAATGTAACTTCGCCGTTTACCCGGGCGCGGTAGAAATAATCAGGATCGTCGCTGAATATCAGGCGGCCCGATCCGCTGAGCCAGCGCATGATTTCGGTTCTGGAAGCGCCTTTTTTCATCCGCATGGGCACGGGCATGATAACGGGCTTCTTGGAATGCCCCGAAACCCACAGATCACCGTCCCGTCCGAGTACTTCGGCAGATGATCCGCGATCAGCTGCACCGATTCGGTCGGGGATTGCAAGGGTTTTCAAAAGCATGCTTGCGGACGAAATGCCTTTAAAGGAAATCCAGAGGTCGTCGCGCCTTGCCAATAGTCTTCACCTCCACAAAATAACAGGGGGAACATGGTCCCCCTGTCTGGTTACAGTTTAGTGCCGTAGCGCATGGCGATTCTTCCGCTTCGGCCGTTCTGGGTATATGCTGTGTCGTCGCTCATGGCTTCGCTCACCTTCCTGCCGTTCAGGTAGGCATTCAGCTGTATAGGCTGCTGCGCAGTGTGTGCGGCAGCGCCGGCTTGTCTCATCTGGCCCTGCATGGGAGAATATACCCCTGCCGGGTTGCGGATTGAAACCGCGCCGGCGGCCATCCGGGCCATTTCAGATGCAGCCCGGGTTACCGTCGGAATATCCTTAATGATACCTTTAGCCATGCCTTTGCTGAAAAAACCGCCCGAAGCCATTGTGATTCGGGAGGGGGAATGAATCTGAAGTTCCGAGTTTACCGCCGCAGCTGCGGCCCTGGCAACAGTCCGCGCCGCAGATGTGACGGAGGATTGGCCGCTGAGAATGCCTGCCGCTATACCGTCGGAAAATGATTTGCCGCTGGTGGCTGCGTCCACAGAAATATTGCTGGAAGCATTTTTGACCGCGGTTAATATCTGCTCCGTCGCTTGCGATGGACCTGTAGTATCCGATATAGCCGCGCTCAGGTTGGTGTTATACTGCTGGCCGCCCGCGGTGCCTGCGCTCGCAAGATCGGCTGCCGCGTCTTTTGTCGCCTGCTGGACGATTCCTGCAACGGCGGTATCGGAGCCCCCGGCGTCAGACGCCGCAACCGGCTCGGGAATGACCGGAACTTCAATGATTTCTCCCGATTCGTTGATGTATCCGCCGTCCAGCAAAAGCTTGTGCAGCACCTGGGAAACATCGTCACTCATACTGGGAGTAAACATCATGGGAACGACCATATTAAGCGCATTAATGTCTTTTTCGATGAAACTCATGTATCGCAGCGCTTCGCTGGCTGCGTCTGCTGCGAATGCGTCTTCCACGGATATGGTCGTTTCCGCAAGTTTGTCCATTGCGCCCAGCGCCACATCCAGACCGGCATCCACAACCTCTTTGCCAATCTGGCCAAAGCCAAGTCCGAAATCTGCCGTTTTATTTTTCAGCATATCGAGCTTGCTGGCGGTGGTGTCATATCGCTTCTGCGCTTCTTCGGCCAGGGCAGTATTTTCTGCGTAGGCGCCATTCGAAATTTCGACTGCGCTTGCAAACATTTCCGACGCTTCAGCTGCGCGCAGCAACGCGTCGCGCTGGCGTATTTCTGTGATTCCCAGATCTGAAAGAACTTTGATGGCGTTTTCGGACTGCCCGAGACTATTAACAAAAGACAGTACGGTCGAAGCTGCATCCTTGCTGAATGCTTCCGAAAATTCTGCGCCAGACATTCCTACCACATCAGCAAAAGCATCAAGGGAGGCTCCGCCTTTTGCAACGGCAAGGCTCAAGTTTGAAATAAATGTCGAGAACGCAGAGCCACCCGCTTCCGCTTCGATGCCTACAGAGGAAAAGGCCGCCGCAAAGCCCAGCACTTCAGATTCTGTCAATCCCACCTGAGAACCAGCACCGGCTATGCGCATTGCCATCGCGGCAATTTCTGACTCGGTTGTTGCGAAATTATTGCCAAGGGCTACGATGGTGCTGCCCAGATTTGAATACTCAGAACTGGATGTCCCCATTATGGCAGTGAATCGCGCAAGCGTGGTCGCAGCATCGCCGGCGGCAAAATTCGTGGTCTCGCCCAAATCGGCCATTACACGCGTGAAATCCAGAAGATTATCGGCTGAAATACCCAGCTGACCGGATACGCCCGCCAGCAAAGCAAGATCTTCAAGCGTGGTGGGGATTTCTTTTGCCATGTTGCGAAGGCCTTGTTCGATATCTTCATAGCTTGTAAGGGCTGTTTCGTCTACTGTCTTTTTTACTTCGGCAAATGCAGACTCGAACGTAATTGCAGATTCAGTCAGCTCTTTTCCGAGCTTCAACCCTGCAAAAATAGCAGATATAGCCTTGCCCTCGGAAGATGCAAGATTTGTGGCGCCAATAAGGGAAGAACTGAACCCGGAAGTATCAAGATTCAATGTGGCGAACAGTTCGCCGACTTTCAGAGCTATAATTATCACTCCTTTGCCTTTCCGGCTCCCGCGCCGGGAAGGAAGCTGATATAAAAAAGAAGCACACCTCCTGCGGCATGCCCCAAATTAAATATAATAAAAGCCGGGTCGATTTGATCCGGCTTGGTTTGATCCTTTTTAAGCTTCGGAAACAGTCAGCCATATACCCAACTTTTCATCACAGGTATAGCTGAATTTCATATCACCTGATTCATTCAGTACCGTTGAAGTGTTCCCGTATGCAAAGGCGTTTGTTTCATACAACCCAAGATCTATCATGAGAACATCAGGGCCGTTGAGATAAAAAAGATTCCCCAGATTATTTTTGTCATTTATAAACCCTGTGCCATGTGCGAGAGAAGCGATATAGTCGAGCAGAAACAATGGCCGCTTATTGTCGTAACCTGTATGGGAAAGACATGCAACTGCGCCTAAAATATTCTCGGTTTCCTTTTCGACGATTAGCATGGCAAAACTGTCAGGGTCATTATAAAGGGAAAATATAAACGTATCGTTGACTTCCCCTTCTTCCAGGGGGATATGCCCGCGACAGATATAGGCAGTGTCATTATAAGCTATCCATCGCATAGCCGCATTATGTCGCTCAATATATTCGTCAAGCGTAGGGAAGCCGGTTCGCCGATCTTCGACAACGCTTTCCGCTTCGGCGATCAGCGCCTTCAATTCATCAGTGGACATAGCGCTCAGATCGATTTCCTGCGCAAAAGCAGTCGCGCAGAACAATAGCGCCAACACAACGCAAAACAGCTTTTTCATAAAACAGCCCCTCCTCGCCATTGATTGAAATCATTATACAGGCATGAGGAGGGGCTGTCAACTTATATCCGGGCGACGCTCTGCCAAAACTGATCGGCGGCGTAACGCTGCTGTTCTCCGGATTTGGGGGCATTCTGAATCTGTTTTTTAAGGGCCTCGTCGTAATGGGTGGCAACAGCTCCCCAGGGGCTGAGCCCTGCCAGCAGGGTTTCAAATTCACGCCAACTCATATCGGGCAGTTCTTGGGCAAGGATAATGCCATAATCCCGCCGGAAATCCGCCTCGATATATTCCCACACGCCGAGGATATTCAGTTTTTTCCTTTGACGGGCACGACGGAATCATCTTCCGTAATTTCCTGCATTTCAGTGCATTCATCGTCGCTGCCGTTGATCGCGCTGAAGGCCCATTTTACCATCTCATGGATTACGTCAACGGTAAATTCCGGATGCTGGCAGAGTTCAGCCAATGTTTTTTCGCCGAATATCTGATTCGCGGCCTTGAATACAAGGTTAGCGGGCATGGTTTCGGCGTCTTCGTGTTTGGCCATTTCAAGCACAATCACAGCCGGAACGCGCTTTTTAATGTGATAGGTCTTCCCGAAAATCTCAAACGGAATGGTTTCGCATTTCATTTCAGAAATGAAAGAATCAAAGCTTTTGAACTTCTTGGGCATTTTTATCCTCCCATTTCCCCCGGCATACAGCCGGGGGACAGATTTCAATTATTCTTCAGATACGGTCACATTGAGAACTGCGATCCTGGCATTGTTCATGGATTTGACCTGCACATTTACAGGGGCTTCGGTTGCGGCGACACCCACAATATCGAAGGTCAGACCATCCACGTTTTCCACCTTTACCTTGCTGGTATCAGCAGATGCAACGGAATACTTCTGATTGCTGGAGTTTGCGGGCGTAAAGGCGACGGAAACGCTCTCAACGGCTCCGGGCGCGATGGTAATGGATTCTGCCGGATCAGTTGCGATTGCGCTTACCTGCACATAAGGCTCGTTTTCAGGCTCGCCCACGCGTTCAAGGTTCCAGGTTACGGTTTCAGAAGATTCATCCGCGCTGCGCTCCTTGCCGGTGACGATTACATCCCAAATCTCCGCATGGCCGCAGTTATCCACGATGCGCAGGCAGGCGTCGCCCTCGCATCCGCCTACGGTGGCATAATAGTCAAGCTCTGCCTGACCGCGATCATGCGTGCCGGTAATGCGGTCCACAACGGGGCGGCCTTCCAGATCGATGCTGCCGTTGCGCTTGGTTACATAAGGTTCGCCGTACAGATTGTCGGCAGAGGAGCCGTCTTCGGTGTCGGCATCTTCGGACACAGAAATGCTGTTAAGACCCTTAATGCGGATCCAGTCGGGGTTGTCTTTGGTGGAAGCGCGGGACAGAATTTCAATGATCCAGTCCCTTACGCTGGTAGGGCATCCGTTTTTTCTTGCCATAAAAAATCCTTTCCTCCGGGCGCCCCTCCTGCGGAACGCCGGAAACTGTAATGTTATTCAGCCATTCTTCCGCGAACGGCTGAAATCTGATGACATATGCCATCAATGCAGACGGTCAGCAAACCCACGCCCTGAAATTCAGGCTATAAGACACTCGGCCATTTTCATCGGCTCCCAGCGCCGTAGCACCATTTTCAAGGGTGATCCGCTGGAAATAAGGGGAATCAATCGCAAGGATGCCGCTGAAATCATCCAGCATGTCCGCGATCTGCATGGCGTCTGCCAGCGCTGTGTCGCCGGTGGGGTCGCTGCGCACGATAATCTGAAAGCGGGATCCTTCATCGTCCCCTTTGGGTCGCAGGCCGGTCGCATATACCGCCGCAGCCCTGTCCGGGCTCTGCGGCAGAAACCCGCTGCAGGCATAAAAGCCGCTGCCGCGCAGAAAATCGGCGACCAGTTCGGTCAGTTCCATTTCACCCCTCCTTATCAGAATTTGATATTGTTATCGAGGTATTCCATCATTTTTGCCTTGAGCGCCGGATCATTGCATGGATCCTCAAGGTATTTGGCTTTGCGCCCCCGCTGATGGCGCAGGCTCAGCTTTTCATGCTGGACAACCGCATAAGGGGTGTCATAGCTTACGGTCGCCTGTAACCCTTCTGCGGACACCTTACCGCTCCTCGAAAGTGCGCCAGTATCCACCGGGACTTGCTTACGGCTTTCGTCAAGCAGCAAATTTGCGCAATCCCGCACGGCGGACGCGCCGCCGGTGCGCACGATCGCTTCGGCTTTTGAGTTGTCCCATTTCATGCTGAATCCGCTCACTGGATGTCCACCTCGACATGGTTTTCATTCCCGAAGCAGTCATAACAGGGCATCGCAGAAAGCACCGTATGCCTGTTCCCATCAAAAACAATTTCATCCTCGGGCTTCAGACTTACGCCCGCGGGGAAGAATACCGTGCCGGAAGCGATGACCTCCTGCGTGGCTGACGAGCTTTGCCGGTGAACTTTCTTCTGCTTGAAGTTTACCCGGCAGCGCAAGGTTTCGGGCGGCCCATATTCGTTGTCTTTTACGCCGCGGCCAAGCCAGCGGCGCACAGTCACGATATGGCAGAAGGCGAAATCGGGGGTCAGCATACGCTCACCCCACGATACAGAAGGCCGGCAAGCAAAAGTTCCGATTTTGCCCGCGCCGAAACACCGCAGGGGAACATCGTGCCGCTTCCGTTTTCGCGGAATGCAGCCGAGAAACCATTCACGGAAAAGCTGCTCAGGCCTCCGGGCATGGAGGCAATCTGCGCGTTTGCCGGATTCGTTTCAAATTCCACCTGCGCGTATACGGCAGTTGCGAATGATTGCGCCTGATCGCTGCAGCGGGGCGTGTTCGGCACGATGTATGCCGCTATCCGCGCCTCGGCGTTTGATATAAGGCGATCAGCGTCCGGATGGCCGTTAAACCAACCATCGGCAGCCGCGCCCAGAAACTCTCTCAGACCTTCAAGCGTTGCATACATCGCGCCTCACCTCCGGTTATTCATTACCCTCAGTATCCTCAGGCGGCGTGGTCGGTTCGGCAGACTTCAACACGGCGAAGGGATAGGAATTTACAGCACCCAGCGCAGAGACGGGGTTGGGCAGCTGCCAGCCCAGACGCATCACGAAGCGCAGAGCGGTCATATCCTGCTGATACAGGTTCTGGATTACCTTGCCGTCGTCATCGGTGATGACACCGGTGTTGGTCTTGGTTACGGTCATATCCTGACGGATGGCGTAAACCAGCTGATCCCAGTCGCCGCCGATCAGCATGGGAGAGCCTGCGCCGGTGGGTGCCAGAGCGCCATTGCGGGGGAATTCAATGCGCTGGCCATCCAGAGCGTAAGAGGTGCCGCCGGTCATGCCGTTGCGGAAGATGGGCATGCCATGTTCATCTCGGATGCCGCGCAGATAGGCGCGGGACTGCATAGCGCCCATATAGCCGTTGACGAGGTAACCATCCTCTTCAACAAGGGAGATCAGACCGCCGGGGGCCATGATATCGGCAAAGCCGTCGCTGGTGGCAGTGACCACATTGCCCTTGGCGACCGCGTCGGTGATAATGGCGGTGGGCCAGCTGTCAGGCTTATTGATGCCGTGCAGGATAGCTTTATCGATCACCTGGCCGAATGCCTGAGATACCAGGGGGCGGATCTGCGCCCACATATCATATTCAGAGTCGGCAAGGATGGAATCGGCAACGGTGACGATAACGGCGACCTCCTCGGCAGTGATGATCTTGCTGTCCCAACTTGCCTTGGTGGTCTGCTTCAGTCCGGTATCGCCATTGACGAAATAGGCATAGGGCAGGGAATTGAGGACGGGCATCTTGAGGGTCTTGCTGGACATGTTGGGCAGGCGCTTGGCCAGCTTGAGAACTGCGGAATCCTCCACAATGCCCTGAATGATCTGCTTGGACTGCTCCACGGGAATCAGGGCAGCGGCGTCGGTGCGGAAAATAGTTTCAGCCATAATAAAACTCCTTTCTCCTGCTTAACCGCGCAGGAATGCGTTCATGTCGAAGGTTTTGCCGGCAGATCCGCTATCGGGAGAACCGCCGGAATTATCGGGGGTATCAGAGAACAGATAACCGCTGTTTTGCTTCAGCGGGTCCACCTGCTCCTTGAGACCGGAAATGACGCCATCATCGGAATGGGTGATTTTATCCATGTTCAGAAGGCGCATGAGCATGGCGGCGTCCTTGGGCTTGTACTCGGCAAGGGCGTCGCGAATTGCGTTTGCTTTGGCCCCGGCTTTGATCTTTGCTTCAGCTGCGTCCAACTTGGCTTTCAGATCCTTGGCGGTAGCGGCATTGTTTCTGGCATCCGCCAGATCGGTGGTGAGCGTGTTCAGCTGTTCCTGCAGGCCGTCTGCTCGGGCTTTTTCCGCAGCGGCGGCGTTCTGCTTGGCGTTTTCGATATCCTGACCATTCCATGCTATGATCTTTTCGATCTGTTCATCAGTCAGATTGATGCCTTTAAGCTCTTCACGTTTCATAGTTTTTTCCATCCTTTCTGCGCCCTACGCTGTTTTTACGGGTCAGCACCCGAGGCGCTGCCGGCATATCGCTCCGGCGGTCGGAATTGGGTATGAAAAAACCGCCTTGCTTTCGCTTGGCGGTTTAATCAGCTTTGGGTTTAGTCGCTCGTTTGCGTTTGGGGGCGGGTTTCGGCTCCTGCACCGGGGCGGGAGCATCCCTCGCCTTGGCAAGCGCATGCAGCACGCCCGGTGAGTTAAGGATGATGCGGCTCTGCTTGCGGTAGGCCGCGTCATTTGCCCCGGCTGTCTGCTCCACGCGGGAGAGATCGATCAGGGCTTGGGAAAGAATCTGTATGATATCCATTAGGCTTCCTCCTCGGCATTCATCGCCTTTTTCAGTTGCGCAATAGCGTCCTGCGCCGGCGGCTGCTTAACCAGCAGCATAAAATGCCGCCGGAAGCTGGCGTCCGAACAGGCGCACCGGGCATCAAGATTGAATATATCGCTATACATGTTCAGCAGAACATTTGCAGCAGATTCAGGGATTTCAATCAAATGCGTTCACCCTCCCCTTAATCCGGAATATGAATAGGCTTCATCTTTTTCGCGGCATCGCTCAGCAGCACCCGCCCGCCTTCGCGGCTATATTCGCGGGGCAGTTTGGTTTCTCCGGTCAATACCCGGGCTGCCCGCTGCCATTTGTCCACGTAAGCCTTGGAGATACGTTCTTCTTCCGGCGTGGTGGCGACAGCCTGACGGCGTTTCCAGCGGCGGATGGTGCGCTCAATATAGCGCTGCTGCTGCCGATTTCCATAGCCTTCAGCGTCCTGATCCGCGGTGCGGACACCTGCCTTGCTGCCTCTTGTATCGGTAAGCCCCGGAACATACACGGTCATACTGTGCAGGCAGTTCGGATGAAAGAGCCCGCCGGCCCGTGCATCCGCGACCGTAGGATATCCGGGCGTCGCTCCGGTGAGGGAAAGTATGGCCCGCTCCCATCGTGCACATAGCGGGCATTCGTCCCAATGGTCTGAAATGATTACAAGATCCTCGCTATGATTCAGGGCCTCTTGCGTATATCCGGCGATAGAAGCCAGCATCATGCCGGTGCGGGTCGCCATTTCGGCATATTCCGCCATACCCCAGCGACGGTCTGCCCGATCCACAAAAGCAGTGATGCCGCGATCAGCAAAGGCATTCAGCGCGCGGCGGATGGCCTGCTGCGTGGTTTCAACGCCCATATTGGCAAGGGCGAGCGATTTGGAAAGCACATCCCGGTAAACGTCCGTCGCATCTCTGAGGATGCGCCGGTGCAATTCAGAAAACCGTTGGTTTGTGTCGTCAATCAGGACGACGGCCGCCTGGGATCGTGAGGCTTTCGCGTCATCAATGCCCAATTCGCGGAAAAGCCCGTCTGCGCCTTCATCGTGAGCAGCCCACATCAGCTTGATACGCTCTTCAAGGCTCTTTTGCGCCAGCCTGTTAATTGCAGATTGAAGTTCGCTGCGTACTTTCTGCACCTCGGACAATTTCTTTTGTACCCAAAAAGGCACGTCGCGGCCGGGCGTGCCGATGCTTTTTGCGATGATGCCCAGCAGTGTCTCCTCGGCTTCGGCATACATTTTCAAAAGCGCTTCAGCGCGCTCCTGTGTGGCGTTGGGAATCATTCAGGATCATCTTCCTTCGGGGCCGGAGGGGCGGCTTCTATGTCGCCGAGGTTTGCGTCCAGAGGGTCCGGGCCGGAAAGACCTTTTTCCGCCTTGATTCTGGCAACTTCCTCGGCGCGCTGAGCCTCGCTCCAATCAGGATGCAGAAGTGCCACTTTGGTTTCGGTAGAAGCTGCGCCGGCTCTTTCCAACTCTTCGACCGTCTGCGCCAGCTGAGAAATATCCGGCTGAGTATTGCTGGGCAGCTCAATGGAGAACTCTGCATTCGGATCCACACCGGAGCGGAACACGGCGGCGTCCAGCTTCAGCATAGCGCGGATGATATCATTCAGTGCGTGCCACCAGTAGGTCTTTTTCGTTTCGGTGGTGCGCAGGGTCTTGCGCTCCCGAACGTTCAGCGCCGTGCCGCTTTCCGCGTTGCCCTGAATATCAAGGCCTGCGCTCTGCGGAGCATATCCAGCCATAGAAAAAATTCGGCGGATCAGGTCTTCGCACAGGGCAATGCGCTGCTCTGCGCGGATTTCGGGGTTTATGGTAGTTACAGGGGACGCGGTTCTGCCGCTGTCGATATCCAGCGCGGTAAATACGCCGGAATCATTGGCATAAACCCACTGCGCCTCTTTACAGTAATTGCTCTCGCTGCCGAAAAGAATTTCCCGCTTGCGCAGGTATTCCGCCGGCACGATAGTGGTTGTCTTGGTCAGCCGGGTTTCCCGCTGAATGGAGGAATAGACTTCATCCAGCGCGTCAAACAGGCCGTAAATGCCTTCGTAATCGCTGCGACCGAACCTGAGATGCGGCGCTTTGCGGTTGGGCAGGATATTCGGCACATAAAATGCCAGCATTTCATTCGTGCCGCTGTTGGCGTCCGGACGGATATTCTGCGTTTCCGGGATGGCGCTGAGGGGATAATAGCTGCCGAGATTCGCCCGATCGCCTTTCAGCAGTCTGGACCGAATATGTCCGTCAGGCGTATATTCCTCTTCCAATCGCCAAATGGCTCCTGTGGTGTCATAGTCTTCCCGAACAACGCTCCACAGGGTGATTTTGCTCACCTTGCCGCCGCTCCATTCGGGCAAGCCCGCATCCGCAGGGACAGCGGTCAGGCGGGGAAATTTGTCAATGATATTCCAGCTCCATTTGAGGAATACGCCGCCGAATGCGCTGGCCAGCTCTGCCGCCTGAAGGAATACGGCAAATGCGCCGGTCTTATCCAGAATTTCGGAAATGCGCTCTTCTGTGCGCTCATGCTCACAGGTGATCGCCGGGGAGTCCGAAAAGATCATAGCCGCTGAAAGCGCGGAGATATCCGCCGCGATAGGCACATGCAGCTTGATTTCCTCGCCGGATCGCCAGAAGCCGTGCGGGGCAGTGCCGCCATTGTTTTTTATCGTTCCAGGGTCTCCCGAATACCATGCAGCAGCCTGGTTATAGTCTTGCCAAAGCCAATCTATCGGAGGCCACGGTTTTTTCATGTCCAAATTCTATCACTCTCCTGGTTATATCACGCCGGTACGCCATAAGGCCGTAGCGCAAGGCGTCGCAGGCGTGGTCGTTTTTCTTTATGGGCTTATCCTCGCCGCGCTCCTGCGCTTTGGGATCCCATGAATAGCCCTGCAGCTCATCGATCAGATGCCGGCAGCGGGGATGAATCATTAAAAGCCCCGCGTCAATCGCGGAGGCCACCAGCTGGATCCCTTCCAGCACGGCATTATCCGCCCGGCGTACCCGAAGGGCGGGCGCCTCTTCCTTAAGCTGCAAAATAAAACCCTCGGCTGCAGGGTCGATCACGACCATGTCCGGGGGATTATTTATACTTGCGGCAAATGCCGCCATATCCCGCGCATATTGCTTGGGTGATTTTGCGAGTGTATTTATGCCGACCTGATGATAGTATTCATCCATTACCCAGATCCGGCCATCCTTGCCTGAGCCGAGGCGCAGAAACGCCGTGGGGTTGGTGTGGCCGATGTCGGCGCATATCCATGTCATGCGCATTTCGGGCAGCTGATCCGAAACGTGACGGCTGCGCTCAAACATGGGGTAAATCGCGCCCTCTGCCGCCACCCATTCGCCCAGAATAAAGCGGCGATAAAATACGCCGGTATATTCGTGTTTGAGGTTGTCGATATAATCCGGCGGCAAGGTCGTATTATCATCCAGCAGAAATTTCAGTCGGTAGATATCCAGATCGGGATTATCCAGATAATTGACCTTCAGCCAGTGCCGGGGGCTGTCCGGGTTGGTTGTGCCGAATAGCTTGGCTCCGCTGGTGGAAAGTCGGGAAAGCAACATCGCAAAAAACGGCTCCGGCGCAAGGGTGATCTCATCGAGATATGCGCCGCTCAGGGTGATGCCTCGGATCTTTCCCTCGCTTCTGGCGTCGCTTGCGCCTTCAAGGTCGATATGTCTGCCGAAGATCGTTCCGCGCTTGGCCGGGATGGAATAACTCATATTATCCCGCCCAAGAATAGCCTGTAGCGGTTCCAGACAGTTACGTTTTAACGTGGTGAGGGTTTTCCCGATCATCAGATATTTGCCGTCTGCCGGGCGTGTAGCCAGCCACAGCGCCCACATGATCAGGGAAGAATAGGTCTTGCCCGATCGGACGGAGCCTTCAAGGATATTCAGGCGGCGCAGATTGCCATGCTTCCAGTCTGCAAAGAATTCTTTCTGTTTGGCGGTTAAGGCAAAATTACTCAATTTCGCCCACCGCCTTCAGGATATCGGATACAATGCCGCCGGACTTTTCATCCTGCTGCTTTTCAGCCCACAGCCCCAGATGTTTGCCTAACAGCTCAGCGGCCTTCATGCGCTCTTTTTCGTCAGGATGCTTCTGCATGGCCCGGGCTTTCGTGTAACCCACATCATGGCTTTCCACGACAATGACCTCCGCTTCCGATTCTCCGCGCATGACGCTGGTGAGGTATTCCCGGATTTCGCGAGCATCCGCTATTCGGGCGGATGACATCTCATCTTCACGCTGTTTGATGTACGCCGAAACATTAGCATTTGTTAGCAAACGAGATGCGTTTGCACGTGCAGTTTCTGCTTTTTTAACCGAAGGATATGCGATCATGTAAGCGCGAGTCTGGTTGCGCTCAGGATCCCTGAGCAGCTCATCCGCAAACCTGCGCTGTTTTTCAGTCATGGAAGCACCTCCTTCAGATAAATTTCATTTGCCGCACCTCCGCATACTTAATCCTCCATAATTGCGTGCCCTGCCCCCGTCCTGCAACAAATAGATGAGCGCTCCCGCAGCCCGACCGGGAGGAAGATCGAGCGCCCGCCAAAACTAAAAACGGCGGCATGCTGAGTGCCGTCGTTTTCTGTCGAGTGTATCATACTATATTTTTGAGGTGGCTTTCAATGGCCTGTTGTCTGTCGAGTGTATCATATCACAGATTTTTGATGGCTTTCAATGGCTTCTTCAGGGATTTTAACCTGCATCAAGGCGCGACCATGCAATCGGAATATCCAGCGCTTATCATACTGCATGGCATCCGCGATGCGGTCCCAATCCCAATAAGCGCGATACCGCATATCCAGCAGGGTGCGATACCTGTCGTCAGGCACGGCTTCGATAGCGGCAATGATCTGTTTTTTGACGCCAACCAGCCGATCAATATTGCGATCGATTTGTTCCTTGAGTTCCATCAGGCGGTCCACGGAACCGGTCCAGTCGGAGGAGCCGCCGCGGGGCATCCCTGAGATTACGGCCATACGCCCGGAAGTGAGCCGGGAGCGTAGTCGCTCAGCTTCTTCAAATTGCGCATCGATCCGCGCGTCAAGCCATCGCGCCTGGGAAAGAAATTCTTTTGCAGTCGTACAACATGCCTCCTTTCACCGTTTGAAGCATACGCCTTTAGGGAATGGGCAATAAAACCGATCGCCGAGGAACGTGCCCCATACGCAGAACCAGCATTTATGATCAATGCTTACCTGGGGTCTGTCTGAAATCAATTCCTGAACCTTTTCCCGCTTAAACATCACAATTCATCGCCTCCTTAAGCCTTTGATGGATCCAATCGAGGGGGACGGCAGAGTTATAATGCACGACGGCGGACGCAGTACTCTTGGAAATCTGAACGGATGAAATATGGATCATTCCTTCGTCCTCGGCGGCCTTATACGCAATCATTACTGCAGGGGTAAGCCTAAACGGCGGCCACTTGTCCACGCAGGGGATATCGCAGGGAGCCTTGGGGAATTCCTCGGTCTTCGACAAAGGCCGCGACGCATGCGCTTGCGGGCTCTGTAACGCAAACATGTTTAACTGGTTCATGGCAATTCCTCCAGTCGAATGTAAATGCCTGGGATTTCTGCCCAGAATTTTTCGATGAGTTCGGAAGCGACGAGGGCATCATCTTTCCAGAACCGGCAACGGGTCATGCAGTCTTTGAGAGCCTTGTTGAGGTTGTCGGTGTCCGGGCGGGTAGTTCGGTATTCCCCGTCCGAGTGCGCTCCCCGGGGGAAGCACCACCGAACGATCAGCCGCAGCCCGCAGGCGAAGGGCTCAGCCGGTGCATGGGGAGCGAGATGGGCGGAAAGCTTTGCCTTTGCTTCCCTGAGTGCCGGGGGATCATACACAAATGGCTTGCCATTGCGCACGCCGATATCGTGCTGCTGATCGGTGATCGTCGGTGGGATCATCGGCATGAAGAATTCGAGCATCATTCATCCTCCTTCAGCTGAGCGTTAGGGGCATTTATGCCCTTGCCGCACGGGTTCGGCATCCACGGCAGGGGCTTTTTCGATGGTATGCCTAATAATAAAACTCATCAAAAAACCCGGTTCTTTGAATTCTTCCAGCAGCGCATCCCGGCTAATCAAATCTTCCATACATCCTCCAGCAGGTCATCTAAACCAATCTGTCCTTGTGCGCACGATCCGCACGGTCCAGAGCCAACTGCTCCCGTGCCATCAGCAGGGCAAACGATTCGCCGTGGCTGTTCGGCATATTCTGCGGGGCGGATGGGTTCTGCCCATCCTCATGCATGGCAATGTATTTGCTCCTGTGCGGGCGGATCACCGGCATATCCGTATCATGATAGCACCGCTGGAAATCCTCTTCACTCAGTATCTCCAGCCCATGCTCCTGCACCCATTCGAGGGCAATCTTCTTTCGCCCGTATCCGCGAACGGAATAGCTGGCGGCGAATTCTTCCGGGGTATATGTGTCGGTCATCGTTCTGCCCTCGCAATACTGTGCATAACATACAGCATGTTCGGGAAGGCCATGCCATTGCCCCACATTTTGTATTTTGCACTGTCGGAGCCATCGATCTGGCTGTAGGGATTGACATATTTCAGGACCGGCTGCCAGTACGGGGTTACGGGATAACTCTCCGCCCCTTCTGTCCACCAATCCGGGAAGCCCTGCAAGCGACCGCATTCCAGCGGAGTAAGGCGGCGGACGATGTATCTGCGTTGGGGCTTGCCATCGGCAACGAGATAATTCCGGCTATCCGTGGATAGGGTGGGAGCAGGGTCACCAGGCTGAGGATTGCTGGCGTTTTCTTTGCTGGTTATGCCTACGCCGGGGTAGATAACAGCCTGCTGATCATGCATGCAATCGAGGCTGTTTGCGATAGGTGCCATGCTCATGTTATGCATTTGCCCATTTCCAACGCACGGCGCCGTATAATCCGTCACGCGATTCTGATGATCGCCAGTCAGGCAGGGGGCCGTCTGACCATCACCATTGCCTCTGGCATCGTAGACGACTCCATGAAAATCCGTGCTGTTTATGGTTGGCGCTACATCTGCCGCTATGCCGTTTCCGTTCTGCTGGGCATTGCGGTCTATGATATTGCCCTGCACCGTATACACCACATCTGCGTTATAGCCTGACGCAGGGTGGGGGATAGGCCCTCTTCAAAGCCTACGCTTCCGCTTTTTGCACCTTGTCCTCCGACAAACCCACCGCTTCGATCAGGGCCGCTTCCAGCAGTTCCAGCAGTTTCTTCCCTCTGCGCTCCGCACGGTTCAGAATTCCCTGACATGCCTTCGGGCTTAAATAATATTTCATCGGCGCGTTCGCCTCCAAGATCTGCGACAAGGTAGATTCTGCGACGACGCTGGGGTACTCCCCAATACTGAGCATCAACTGTTCGCCAAGCGATGCTCCACCCATCTCCAGCCACATAACCTGCGGATTTCCAAGCAAGTCTTGACACAGATGCCTTTTGTTTAGGTTGAGGCACATGAATGTCGGGGTCGGCAATTTCCGCGAACGCCTGGAGGACGGCGAGGAAATCGCGCCCGTTGTTTGAGCTGAATGCTCCAGGAACATTTTCCCAGATGATAAAGCGCGGATATCGGCCATTGGTGGCATCCCTCATTTCTTTGATGATTCTGGTCATTTCAAAAAACAGGTGGCTTCGTTCGCCTTCGTGCAGACCCTTTTGCTTTCCGGCGACCGACAGATCCTGACACGGCGAACCGCCGCAGATGATATCAACCGGGGCAACCTCTGCACCGCTGATCTCTGTGATACTTCCCAGATGCTTCATGCCCGGGAATCGTGCGGAGGTGACCTTGATGGGATATGCTTCGATCTCAGATGCCCACACCGGTTCTATTCCGCACATCGCGGCGGCAAGCGGAGCGGTTCCGCTGCCATCGAACAAACTGCCAAGCTTCATCCCTGCTTCCTCCGGTCTCTGCGCTGTTCGAATTCTTCATTCAGGCGATCAATGAACCGGGCGCGCTTGAACTTGAATTTTTCTTCGAACAGCTTTTTAGCGTCATCGGAGAGATCGGCCTTTGCGATCTTTAGCATTAGAGCCACATCGACCAGCTCCTCGAGATAGTGATCAAAGGCATCTTCTTCAGTGATCGGAGTTTCGCCGTTGAGGGCTCGGATATATTTCAGGCTGGCCTGCACCAGCTCTCCGCATTCTTCCGCAAGCTGGCGGAAGAGATAGTCCGGGTCAAAGACTTCCAGACAGCTCATCAGGATTTCTTCATAAGTTGTCATGTAAAGCACCTCACTTTTATAAGCTAAAGCACTGCGCACTGCCGCGCGCGCACGCGCATTATGTTTTGGCAGGGAGGTGGAAGGGGAAAGGGGGGCAACCTTGGGGCCCCCTTTCACCTCCCCAAAACCTTTTGGGAAAAGGTCCGTAGTATATATACGTAGTATATATAGGTTTTCCAGATCGGGAAAAATACGGAGAATTTTCCCTATATTTCCAGATCGGGAAAAATACGGAGAATTTTCCCTATATTTCCAGATCGGGAAAATTGAAAAGGAACCGAAATTCACCCTATTTTTCCCACGGAACCGTCGGTCGAAACCATGTAAATTCCAGCCTCACGAAGGTGCTTTTTCACTGTTTTTGCCCCTGTGCCGGTATAGCTCATGAGGGCGTCAACGGTCACTTTGCCGTTCATTGAGCATGCTTCGTAGGCGGTATTTATGGCGGCAATCCGGTCCTCGCTGCGCTCTTTATCGGTTTTATTTACCTTGCCGGAAGCCTTAAAATTCTGCTTCCATGTATTCCATTGCGCATGCTCCGGGTCAATATCCTGCAGGGCTCCGCTATTATCGGCGCGATGCACCGGATACTCAAACCACATATTCACGGGCGGGAACCGATCAAATTCGCGCAGCGTGCCCTCCA